AAAGGCTTTACCAAATTGCTCTTTGGGTTTACGGGCGTAGCCAACGGAACCGGCACGCCCACCTGAATCTCCTGATGTTGCACTCGTTGGTTCACGAACTAAAGCACGTTTTTGGTACTCGCCAGCGCTACGGGCAGCCCGCATGAATTTGGCAACTCGATCTTGATTACTGTTGACAGATGCTGCTGAACTCCTATCGCCTGCATCTACTCGACGCAAGTCTGTGTCATAGGCCTGCTCAGGGCGCAAGTCTGAGACTTCAGCTCCAGAGGTACCAGAGTTGATGCCTGGATCGTATGTAGGTTTAAATCTGTTGGCCATAGTAATATTTTAATATGAGTTGATTGATGAAATTGTGACGCACTCTGCTGCAAGCTTTCTCGATGCATTTGTCACTGATGAGATTAAGTGCAGGTGTCTTGACGAAGAAGATTTTGGTGCACCTCTTTCCAACGAAACTAACGATGTGCCACTCTACGACCAGTACAACCGTGGTCTGGTATTAGGAAAACAAGGCCTTGAACGCACTAACCTGGCCCTAGAAGGTAATCAAGAGCGTCCTGGTTTGACCGGTTATATCCCAAGTGCTGAAGAAGGCTTGGGAATGGGGGCAAGCCCAAACCCTAAAGCCCTAATACTAGATCTTGGTGCGCCAGATGAAGAAGAATTATTGCTGTCTGCCAAACGTCGTGGTTTAAGGCGTTAATCTTTTTGACAATCAAGCTGGCCAGGCCAAATTAAATTTCTTTTAGCACAATTTTCTGCTTTAGTTAAAATCTGCAAGTTGTTTTCCACGTGCAGACCACACATGTATTTACTTTGAAGAGGGTAAATATGGTCTACCTCATGTGGAATTCCTGTAGCTTTTGTAAGCTCTGCAGCTTGTTTGTAAATTTGTTTAATAGCATTTAAATCGGCCCACAAGGGCAAAGCTTGCTTTTTAACGGCGCGTCGTTTTGCCTGTGTTGCATTTACCTTTTCTTTGTTTTTTCTCTGCCATTTTAACGCGTTTTCATTAGATTTTTTTCTTGCTAGTTTTAAATTTTTTTCTCGCCAAATTTTCACATTAGTTAGTGCTTTCTCTTTGTTATTTTCGTACCATTTTTGCATTGATTCGTTATGTTTTTTCTTGTTTCTTTTGTACCAGTTCCGTTGATGTGCTTTTTGGCACTCCGCACAGCGCTGTTTTTCTCTGGGATATTGATGCAAGCCTTTGCGGCAAGTCTTAAAACCGTCTAAGATACTCATGTGACCAATAAGAGTGGTTGCCGTGGGTAGAGAGCGTCAACTCTGCTACCCTTAAATTGTAACAAACTTTAGACATGGCGACGGAATCACGAGGTACTACAAGCAGGAACGAATGGTTTGCTCCCTTGGATGAGACTAGTGACTGCCCCGGAGGAGTCTGCCCGGTACCCTGGGCAGTCAAAGAAGAAGCTCCTGTTGTTCTTCCAGATGTAGTAAACCATCCTCCACATTACACGGATGGTGGTGGTGTGGAATGTATCGAAGCCATCGAATCATCTCTTACAACTGAAGAGTATCGTGGCTACCTAAAAGGTAATATCCAAAAGTATTGCTGGCGAGAGCGTCACAAAGGCGGGACAGAATCACTGAAAAAAGCACAGTGGTATTTGGAGCGCCTCATTCAACTTGATGAAGCTCAGAAGGGCTGAAGCTCATCTTCATCGTCGTCGTACTCGTCGTCATCCATACAGGCGGCGGCGAGTTCGGCTAATTCCAGATCTGTCGGAGCATCCCAATCCAATTCAATATTTTCACTTGCCATTAAATCTTTAATAGCACACCACTCCATCATGCGTTGATGGTAAAGGCTAAGCAGGGCATAACGCAGCTCTTCCCAAGTCATCTCTTGAGATTGGAGCTCTGCTTTGCGCATGGAAAACTGGAGTTCCAGGGGGAGTTCAAATTCCCGTGGCTCGACTGAACGCTCCATCCCACTCTGCATTTGCTTGTTGCAATTATTCTAATCCTAGCTAGTGAATAGCAAATCAAGTTCTTGGTCTGGGAAATCGCCCCACTTGTTTTCATTTACACGAAAAGCATTGGCAAACTCTGACAGGATGTAAGGACTGATGCGTTCTTCCAGTTGACGAACTGCACGTACCTCATGAGGAGCAGCACTGTAGTTGCGGAAGGCTGTCAGAAGCACTTCAGTGGAGGACCAGGGATTGGCATCGACCTCTTGGAGGAACAGGTTGATCTCTTCCCTACGGCGGTCCAGAAGGCCACCGATAACGTTGTGCTCTTCATCACAGATCCAATGACCCATCTCCTGCGTAGCACCACAGAAGTCCTCTGCTTCAATGTGGTCGATAATGTGGCTGTATAGAAAAGGATCCCAGCCGACCGAATGGATGAATGAGATTAGAGCCTGGCGCATGCTGTTGTCCAGGCCAAGGTTGAGCTTAGCTAGCTGGTTGTCAATGACATTGATCTCGTGGAAGAGGTATTCCAGTGCCTTCTCACGAGTGCAGCATTGGCCACGCTTGACGGGAGAACCATCGGGATAGAACTGAGTTCCAAACCCGATGGTGTAAGGATCTCGACCAGTTGTCGGATCGGGGTATGCTTTTTCGCTATACCCTTCGTATTTACGGATTAAGTTAACCGCATGCGAAAGATCCGACATAGGAGTAGCAATTAGTACTCCTAATATACATAATTTTTACTTGCCTTGACCACGTGAAAGCTTGCGTCCATGATTAGGGCGCGAATGCTTGCCGTCGCCTTGGCGTGTTTTCTTGGGCTTGGATTCGATCTGGATGGCGGTGGACTTGGGTTTTGCCATGCTGGTAACGAAGCGGCAGACAAATCCTACCAGGCTTTACAGGACCAGTAGCCAGCCGTAAGCTTGCTTTTAGGTTCGTCACAATTATGACGGGCACGGAAATTCTTGCGTCGCTCGGGATTGTCGCGTTTAATTTCCATGTTGGCGTCACCAAAGCGGACTATTTTTTCTTGACCGTTTTCACAAGCTTTCACAACAGATTTTTTCCCGCCCTGCACGTCACGTCTCGGCTTATTGCAAGGCATTGAATCCTTTGCAATCTTGGAGGCTTTTGCTGCTTTTTTATATTTATCTGACATGTGTCATTAACCAAAGAAAGAGCCAAAGCTGCCAAGAAAATCTTGAGCAGACGGAGATTTACTAGCCGTTGTCTTGCTACTTCCTATTTTAAAGTATGAGGGCGCACCTTCATCCTCTTCATCGGTAAAGATACTGAAATAACTTTTTTTCGTAGGTAATTCAGGTTCTTGCGCACTGCTGTCTTCAAACATGCTACCAATAGAGGACATAGCGGCAAATGGATCGGACATGTCAGGCATGGAGAAGCCAAACAAACCTTGCATCCCTCCTTTGGTAGATACTGTACTGTCTACTTTGCCAAGATTTTTGTCTTCTTCTGTTGCATCAGGAAAGAAATCACGATAGAACTCGGATTCTGTTCCGTTGTATCCGGCTTTTTTAAAAATGTTAAAGAGGGCTGTACCGCCGGCAGGGGCTCTTGGTTTTTCATCTGTATCTCGTTGAATGTAACCAGCCCCCAATTCTTCCTGTGTTGGTTTAATTTGTTGCTCATTAAGTAGACGAATTTTTTCTCGTATTTCAGAAGCAGGTTCTGTCCTTAAAAATTCAGCAAGATAAGCTTTGACCTGTTCGGCTGGCGTCTCATTAGGATCCATACCAACACCTTTTAACTGTGTTAAGTACTCTTCCGGAAGATCGTTTAGATTTAATTTATCAACCAGCTCTTGTGTCTTTGTCTCAGCGGAAACAAAGTCCAAGAATACTGGATTGCTGTACGATGCTTTTTCATTTTGCAACGCGGTTGCTAAATCCTTTTGAATAAAAGCAGCAAGATCGTCTCGTGTATAAGAGTCCGCAACTGGGTCATATCCCTGAGGCTTGCCAACCAATTCATAATGCAACCTTGCAAAATCATCTTTATTGTTAACGTCTAATCCGTACTCATATGCCCACTGTGCCCATGTTTTTCCGTCTTTTACAGCATTAGCAGAAGCCCTGTTCTCCCAGGCTCCATTAACGCTTTCTTTCTGTCGAGCATACAAGCTTGACTTGCTTGTGGCATCTGTACCACTCAATAATTCAGGATTCAAATAAAACTTAGGGTCAAACGCTTTACTTGTTGTTTTTGTTGCAAGGTCACTTAGATAATTATTGGCTTGTTTGTTGGCAAAATCTTTCAATGCACTTGATGCAAGCTGAGTCTGCAAAACGTTTTGTTCATTTTCGGCCACATCCATGTAGCTGACAAATTCGGTAATTGACTTTGAGGTATCAAAACGTGGTTTCAAATAATCGTTGATGAATTTGTTCGCAAACTCTTGTTCAATTTTGTACGTTGTTGCCGCATCTTTTGGATCCTTAATTTCTTGCATATTGCGATAACGCTCAGCAAGCGTTTCATCAAACCACTTTTGCCAGTTGTATTTAACTGAGGATCCAATACCAAGGCTTTTATCAAGAGACTTGGAAAGACCTTGTCCAAAACTTGCAAAACCACCGCCGCCAAGATCGCCAAGAATTGAGTTCTTGATGTCCTGCTTAAAGCCATTGACATCAGGCATCCCCATGCCTTGGAACATGGAACTCATCTGCTCTTGTTTAAGAGTTTTTGAGTATTGATCCAGGGTTTGCTTAAGGACATCAGCGGAGAGCGCACCAAAGGTTTGCTCCCCTTGGCGATCAACGTACTCCTGAGTAGAAAGCTCAACCAAAGAAGTCGGCTGAGCAGTAGAAGTGCCCAGTAAGGTCTCTCGCAGTATTTGACGCTCTCTATCGGTAGGTGGCCGAAGAGTCTCTGTGTAATCTGTAAGTTGCCGTTGCTTACCAGGTAATCCAGCAGGCGACCCAACAAAGCTGTAGTCTGCGTGAAGGTAACTATCTAAGTCGGGATATTGTTTGGTGATATCAACGTCTGCAATCTTTTGTCCTGCAAAGGTAACTGCTTTACTTGCTTCCTTCCAGGTCTTAGCTTTATCTGGTACCAAACCGACGTAAAACTTTGGATCGAATGTATCAAGACTTTTGCCTTGCTTGGTTGAGTCCCAAGGTTTTATGCCTGCCGCTTTTTCATAAAAAGATTCGATAGCGCTAACGGTATCTGCGTCAATGACTTCTTTTGTTGTAACACCCTTGCCCTGGAGATCTCTGTCAATCCCCTCCATCAATGTCTTATAGCTTCCTGCGGATCCTTGAAAGGCATTTAAACGTGCGGCAATAAGTTCTGCAGCCTCTTTTTCTTCAGAAGAAACATCTTCCGCAAGAGCAGGTGTTAAACGCCCGTTGGATATGGTAAAGCGAATCATGATGCTTCTTTATATTCTTGCATGTCAATTAAGTTTACATTCTCTGGTTTCATCCAGGCTTTTATTGCATCTAACCTAGCTTGATCAAAAAATTCTTGCTGCTTGTACCAGGTTTCCATATGCGATGAAGCTTTATTTGCATTACAACGGCAACAAGCCGGAATCAAATTGTGTCGATTAGAACACCCTGACTTAAACCGTGGGATCACGTGGTCAAGGCTTGTGGCGTCCTTACCGCAATAACCACATTTGTAATCCCAGGCTTGATATATACTTTCTCTGAAACGTTTCTTAGCAAGTTTTGGAGTGATTTCAACTAGCAAAGCAAGGGGCTCATGCTGGCTGCAAAACATACTCTTCAGTTGCCGTTAATTCATTTTAAGTTGTCCACACTGCTACAGCTCTCGGCATAAAGATAAAATTTGAATTAAGACCCTTGACTTCAAGGCGATTCTGTGTAACCTAAAAGAGTTGCTACTCCTGCCTTCATGGCCTCGCATCCTGGTTGGGTTTCTGCTCAAAAGCTCGAAGAACTTCTTGGCATTGACCGTAAGACACTCTTCAAGTTCCGCGATGACGGAACCTTGAAGCTCGGACCCCACTATGCGGCATTCCCTGAGACCCGCTCCAGGGATAGCTACCGCTGGAACGTGACGGCAGTACGCAAGCAACTCACAAAAGCTGGTATGATGCCAATGGCCGCCTAGGGGACGGCTTGGGGATACAGAGACGGTCCTGTCACTGATGGGGCCGTTTTTTATGGCTTGTATGGCCTGCCGTCTTTATCAAACATCGTGAAGTTTTCAATCAAGATTTTATCCGTAGCAAAGTTAAAGATACGCTGTAACATCGGAAAAATCATTGGAGATTGGCAGTTATAGGGTGGTACATCCATCAAAGATAAAGCCCTTTGTGTCTGTAAAAATTCAGCAATGCTTTCTTTCTCTTTTTGTGACTTGGCGACAAGGGTTTGTTCCCAAGCTGCCATACTGCCAGCACCTATTGGAAAATCAGACGGTTCAGGGGGAAATACTCGATCTTTGAATTTAAGTGCATAGATGTGTTTACAGTATCTCAACTCGTCTAACAAGGGCGTCCAGGAGTCGTCAACTGCTGTAATTGTGATCTGCGGAATAGAGTCCGTATCAGTGTTGACAACAACAGAAGAGTAATCTTCGTAGCCTGGGAGACCTTCTGGCCTAGAGCCTGTAACCGCAATGTCGGTTGTGCTCCTAACATAAGTAGAACCAAAATCTCTAAATACACCAGGATTATCTCTTGTTGCTTTACGGCTTCCAATGCTGTTATCTGTTACATCGTAATCAAGCTCGAACCCCTCTGGTGAAACAACGTCCAATGTTCGATCTTGTCCCGATCTTGTCATTGCATTGTTGTCTAAAATTCCATCACGTTTTGTTAATTCAAAGCGACCAGGCTTAATGCTTGTGACGCCTGAACGAGGGAACTGTCGCTTGTTGCTTGTTGTACTCGCTGATAAAAATGAATAATCTCGACGAGTAAAATCTTGACATGTGCAACAGTATCTTGATCCAGTAATTAGATAACGCCCCGGAGTAAAACCAATAGATGATGGTGTTGTAAAAATACCATCCGGCGTAATTTGAACGGAGCCAGCTTTTTTAAAAGTAAGGATGCCAGTGTCTTGATTAATAGCAACTACGACTGCTTGTACGTAACCGTACCTTGTTTGAGTCTGTGGATTTATGGTGTCTTTATCAATAATTGACCCATCAACCGTAATAATACGGTCTTCAAAAATCTCCGTATTAGCTGGTTTTAAACCATCTGGTTCCCCTGGAACTGGAATATAAAAAGGTGCCGGAAGTGGGTTTGCTGGGCTCCAGGTTCCCGCTAGTTTTACATACCAGTAATTAGCATCTTCCGTAACAGACTCAATAAAAAGTTTCTGACTACTGACTGGATCTGTTAATCGATCACACCGGACTGATCCAGCGTAACGCCAAATAGCCCAGTGCATACCAAGATCTTTACTTATCGTTGGATAGCCAACAAAAGCTCCCGAGATTACAGTCGCAGGATTGCCTGTAGAGGAAGAATTTGGTATCTCATAATCAAACTGATAAGAGTAATCGTTGTTGTGTGTTGTTGCAGTCGCCAGCTCATAGCCTCGTCTCCAGCGAGACCAAGCCGATTCCCTGTTAATAGTGTATAAAGAATCTGGAACAGAACCTTTTGAAAACTCAGTCGTAATTGGTTTTACACCATTTAAAGGTTTTACGGCTGATTGATCAAAATTACCAAAAGAGCTTCCACTCTTTTTAGCCATATCTAGAAGAGACCGCCTTGCGCGATGACATGCGCCCCTGGAATGTAACCAGACGCATTGGGACCATCTGGGAAAACACCAACGTAAATACGGTCGCCCCGTTCCAGGTAGATGCCCTTGTTGCGTAGGGGAGCCGTGGAGCCAAGGCCAGTGGTATTGCCTGCTTGTGCCACAGGGGCTGCCAGTTGAGGCATCAGATCAGAACAATCGACTGTACCACTGTTGGCAGGGACTGTCTTGGCGAACAGTACACGGTAGTCACCTGACGCAGGAATGGGCACTGTTGTTCCACGCGTGTGGTAGAACACAAAGGTAACAGCAGGCTGGTAGCCGTAAGCAACACCGTTGTATGTAAAACCGCTCGATGTACCACCTGAGTAGTGCAGAGCGGTATTAACGCCCGTCAAGGTCGTTGCACCGGTATAGGTGTAGTAACCAACGCCACTGGCCGGTGTGGTTGCAGTAATAACACCCGTGGTTGTTACGTAAACAATTTGTCCACTGACCAGGGAAATAACAGTGCCTGAAGTCGAGGCATTGATGGTGTAGTCAGGTGCACGATAGAAGTCGTTGCGACTGATGGTGATCGAATCAACAATGCCACCATTATTGTTGTCTTCCTGGATAGCGGCATCCATGTCGACCAAGATCGACGGTGCCTGCCCACCTTGAACAAAGAGGGTGTTAGCAGTAGAGCTGCCAACCGTCTGCGTGGTTACTCGAACCGAATCGAATAACGGACGATCGATTAACAGTGGCTGCTTGTTCGTTGCGGATGACGACAATGTTCTACTTCCTACTTGTTTACATTATAAAG